CCTCAATCGGACAACAAAATGGCCTACTCGTATATCAATAAAGGACGTTACACTGCGTATATGCAGCCCTCTGGCAATTGGGGCCCATCGAATCTTTCCGACCTCCAACATTGGATGGCCGTGGATTCGTATAAGGTCGCAACCCAGGTGACTCCAAAAGCGCTGTGGAGGTCCCCAACTGGATACGAGCGTCGAGAGTATCTCTACTCTGGCTGTGATGTTGTGATTGACGCTGAGACTATCTACCTTTCGAGCGGATCATCCACCAGGGTGATGCAAACGGGGGCCGATAGTTTTGGCGATCAGATATATCTCGGCAGACCTGCCTATCCTCTAAATCTTGAGGATAGAGCAGTGAACGAGGCCCTAAGCTCCCTGAAAAATCAGAAAATACACTTAGGTGTAGCTTTTGGTGAACGTAAGGAGACGGCTGAGTTTGTCGCCGATACCATCGGTTCGATGGCGCGGTTGGCATCTGCTGTACGGCGCAAGGATCTGAAAGCGATCAAGAAACAGCTTTTAGGTCGGAACAGAAAGCAACGACATCATAAAGAATCTCTTCGTGAGGTTCTAGATGCTCCGTCGAAGCTTGTGCTTACCAACTCCTATGCGTTGAGGCCAATGTTGGCCGACACTTATGGGGCGTTGGAATTGCTTAACGATAAGGATCGGGCTGATCCGAATCGTTACGCAATCAGAGCTCGCAGGAAGACCAAACAGTCGTTTTACGCGGAGCAACAGCTTTCGCGCGACGTCTATATGGCCAACTGTAAGTTTGTAGCTAAGCACAAAGGGTTTCATGGGTGTATGGTCCGTTTGGACTATTACATTGATAACCCGTTCCTAAGGTCCCTCGCACAGTTGGGTATAACTAACCCATTACAAGTCGCGTGGGAGCTTGTGCCGTTTAGCTTCGTCGCTGACTGGTTGTTACCGGTCGGTTCATACTTGGATACACTGGACGCCGATCTAGGTTTAACCTGGAGAGGCGGTTCAATATCTCAGTTGACGAGAAGTCAGATCACCTATGGAGTCAGTGCCTTACCTGACACGTCAAATAGTGCTCTCTATCGGATTAATGTCCGGCAGAAGAACATTACGGGGCATGGTAGGATGGTGTACCTTAATAGGAGAATACTGACAAGCAGCCCATCTGGGCGGCTTCCCTCTTTTGAGAATCCGTTCAGTTCCGGAGGGCGTGTCCTCAATGCTATTGCATTGTTTAGCGCGCTCACTTCAAAGTAACTAAACCAATCCAACTAGGAGCTTTATGGCTGCTCAAGCCAGTTTCATCGCCGCGGACAATGTCCCGGCCAATCATACCTTCACCCGTGTTAATGTCGACGGCACGAACGTGCGGTACGAAGAGCGCACCGGTACTTCCTCGCTTGCGTGGAAGTCCTGGTACTCAACGTTCCGCGGTCCGGTCCCCGGCAACGGTCCGAAGGTGTACAAGATCGGTGAGACGGTTATCATGCCGATTGTAGCCGATGAGACTATCAACGGTGTTACCGTGCCGAAGAAGGTGCGCGAATATCAAGCTGATATCGTGTACCGTTATCCGGCAGATGGTACGGAGACCGAACGCCTCGCTTTCGAGGCGATCGTGCGCAACGGCCTTGGTACTGCTTGTATCAAGGACAGCACTGTCTACCTTCTCCCCCTGAATGGTCCGTAACGGAGTAAAACCGTCATGAATCAGGCAGGCTGGAGTAGGGTCCTCAACCTTGTCGTGGTTATTGCCACGGCTTGTCTTAACCTTTTTAGGAGTAAGAGCAATGAAAGTCACCGATCTGACAGTCACTAAAACTCGTGATTGTAACTATTCTCTCGTCTGCAAAGTGATGAAGCTGAAAGGAGGTCGCCAAGAGGCGATCTCCACGTTCGACCTCATCGTTTGCGATGAGAAGACGCTACAAACCATTTGTTTTATGTGGCTGCGAAAGGAGGTCTTCAATGTGGTTGCGGATTGGCAGTGGCTCCGTCGCTGCAGGGTTGCTAACCCTGATGATGTCGTCCTCAGCTTGCGCTGGGACGGCACTAGCGACGCTCCAGACCCCGCCGCACCTGTGGCATGGCCTTTCCGTGATGGAAGGGGCCGTGTTACCCACGCAGAGCCAAGGAGCACTAGTCGCGTCTTTGACGTTGACGATGTACTCGAACGGCTTGAGCGATATGGGCACAGGCGCGGTGAGGGGATGGAATGAGCGGCGTTGCTTCGTCTTCGAAACATCGTCAGTCTCATGCCAGGACCTTAGGCTTTGCCGAGCGAGTTTACTGCTCGAGAAAGTCCGATCTGAGTCTCTACCTGAAGTCCCACCTAGATGGGACCGGGCAAGAGATTGTCTCTGCTTCCGTGAATCCAATGGATTATGGAAATGCGTACGACTTTTCTACAGACTACCTCTGTGCGGAACTTATGTCGAAGTACCCGTTTTGGGACCTCGGTATAAATCGTGCTGGGGTAGCACTGGAGAAATTCAGATCGTCTGAGATACAGTGTTTACACGCCAATCGGAGACTGGTAGATCTTGGTGCGAACAGTTTAATCACTGTTCGTACGGAGCGCATCCTTTCGGGTGCACGCTGGAAAATCCAGAATCTACTCGGTCCCTTTAGTTGGAGTGAAGCGGCACGTAATCTTAGATTCGGCCCCGGGGCAACGACCAGTAAAGGTCGGCGTCTCGCAGATGTGTACTACAAGATTGGGGATTCTTCCCCTGAATGTAGTTTTACCTTGGTGCCCCTTCTGTTTTACCTTAGGAATGAGTTCCCTAACTGGGAATTCGAGCCAAGGGTTGCAGCGGGATCGAAGGTAGTCACTGTGCCAAAGTCAGCTAAGACGGATCGTGTGATCTGTATCGAGCCCGACCTGAACATTCTTGTTCAGTTAGGAATCGGCAGAGCACTCCGTACAAGGCTGAGACGTGTCGGACTTCTCTTTCCGGACTCGCAGGAGCGTAATGCTACTGCGGCCAGGGAGGGGAGTCTGACGGGGTCGCTTGCAACAGTTGACCTGTCATCTGCAAGTGACACGGTCTCGAAAGAGCTCGTGCGCTCGCTTATGCCGTCCGATTGGTTACAGGCTCTTGAGCAGAGCCGTACACCGGTCGCACGTTTCGAGGGGCGTAGCATCCCCCTCGAGAAGTTCTCAGCGATGGGGAACGGCTATACTTTTGAGCTAGAGACCCTGATCTTCTGGGCTATAGCGAAAGAGATAGTCGAACATCATACTGAGTGGAATCAACGTGTTCTTGTCTATGGTGATGACATCATCTTAGATAGCCAAGCAGTCGGCCTCTTGTCAGAGGTGTTTGAGGAGATTGGGTTCACGATGAACCCGAAGAAAACCTTCTCAAACGGACCGTTCCGTGAAAGTTGTGGTAAACACTACTTTAACGGCGTTGATGTAACTCCTTACTACGTGCGGAAACTGCTGAAGGGAACCCTAGACTGGATGTGGGCGGCGAACACTGTTCGTCGTCACAGCCGGTTATCTTGGGGACTCGACAGCAGTTTTAAGCCAGCGTATGATTACGCTGTCGAACAAGTACCGCGCTCCGTCAGAGGATTAAAGATCCCTGACGGTTACGGGGACGGCGGTCTCATCTCTGATTGGGATGAGGCCTGCCCTACCCGCGCTCCACACCATCTGGAAGGGTTCAGGTACCGTAGCATTGCTACGAGAACTGAATTCCGAAAGGTGGATGGTCCTTCTCTGCTGTATAAAAGTTTATACCAGTTAGAGAAGGGAGCGGAGGAGCCAGATGCCCGAGTGCCCAGACACGTAGTGTCTGGAATCACAAAGGGTATCTGCGCGCAGTGGC